AGGTAACGACACTACCCTTATGTTACTGTCTAATATTTGGTGTGCGTGAAGAGATTTGAACTCCTGACCTATCGTGTAGAAAACGACTGCTCTATCCCCTGAGCTACACGCGCATTTGCTTAGTTGTACTATACGTTATTTCTGGGCGTATCGTAGAGTGCATCCAAAAGATTATCTAAGTTTTCTTTAGCTTTCTCAAGGTCAACCTTCAGTGATTTAGTGTACTCAATACTTGCATTATCAGCTGCCCAATCATAATGACTCGTAGTTTCTGTAAGTATCTTGATTGCTAAAAGTAACTCCGCACGATTCACTGGTAGTTCTTTATCGAAGTTTAATTCTAGTTGATTTGGGTTATTCATGCTTTAATACCTCCGTGAAGATCAATGAATTCTTCCACCATTGTAGTGGGAATGTACGCAAATGGATTATCTACGTTATCTCCGAATTCTAGCCAAGAATCTGGTACTTCAGTGGATACGCAGAACACCTCTACTTGGTAGAACCGTGCGTTGCAATCCTCCTTATTTACTCGTGGTGAGCAATAGTGGTATTTACTCGCTTGTACACTCAAGGTTGTTCCATCGGAACAAGTGATGTGTGGGTAGACATTCGCACTGAGGTAATCAGTGCTTAGGAACCATTGATGCAAGTTTGTCTTAGTCATATTTACCTTTCGTTTATCTGTCCGTATTCTATCACGATTTTACTCAGTAACCACTTCCACTAGCTATCTGCATTAAATATTCTGTGACCACCTTTTGATCCTCTGTAGTAGCCTTCCACATTGCAATTGGCGTTTTACCACTGAATGCTCTATTTGGACTTTTCCACCAGATCACTACCAGTGAACGAGAGCCTGTTAAACGTAAAAGAAGAGCGTTCAGTACATCTTTGGTATTTCGGTGCTTCATTCTTGAGTCAGTAGCTCAGTAGGAATCTGAGGTACTTCGTTGAATTCATACCATCCCGGCCGGTCGTATCCTCCGCGTGAACTCCACGTTGAATCCTCCATGTACCAGATTGTACCGAATAGATTTTGACCACCGTAACCTTCGTCGTAATCTCTGTCTATTGAATGGAGGAATTTCTCGTATTCTACTTTAGTATAGTTCACAGGTAGAACTGCAGTAAAGCCGTAGTCATCCTCGAATTTAATCAAGGCGCACTTTACAGTACGACCACCGACATAGCGTTCGTTAATATGGTCAATGAACTCTTGTTTTGCGTTTATCATGGAATGTACCTTTTGTTTAATCAGTGCTTGACCCGGTGGTGTGCCGGGTGTTTGTTTGTGATGTTATGGGTTTATTGTAGCAGGGCTAGTGACTCACTTTCACTTACACAACAATAGCATCTATGAGTTTTTGTGCTTCATTAATGTAATATGAATAATTCACATCTTTCCAGTTGAAGTTCTTAATGTCGTTGCAAATTTTAACATCATAATCTGTGTCAATTCCAAGTCTGCGTACATCGGTGTCACCTTCTAATGGAGGCATCAGTTTAACTAGCTTACCACCATCCTTACTCGGATAGTACCTACAGATGTTCTGTTGCTCTACATCGACACCATCAACCACTAAAACAAGACTAGATGATCTGGGTACTTTGGTACGCAGAAGAAAGTCATATTTATCTCGATGTAATCGTATGAATTCTTCAGAATCTACATCATTGATAAAATATGCCTCAACTGCTTTGGCAATGACCATACTTGAATGATTTTTATGCCATCCATGTTTTGTAAAATCATTATATTCATATGCACCTTTTAGCTTAACTTTACCAGAGTGTGTTTTACTTATGTAATTATTTACATTATTTATGAACATAGATTCATAAGTGTCACCTTCCATTGTTAGCGATGTCAATTCTTCCCATTCCTTAACTAAAGAATTTACTAAATCTATATCTTTCCTATTTGTAATTAATTCAAAACCATCCGTATTTGCCATTAATATCTTAGAGTCTGTTGCTTCAATAATTGACTCAATCAACATTGTAAGTAACATCTGACCCGAACACGTAATCGACATTGTGTATTGAGGATCATACAAAGGGCTGTATTCATTTCCACTATCCCCATAACTTGAGTTCAGACTCAACTTCAAAGCTGCGTTCATTGCGCTACCTTTTGGTGTGGACTTACGCATGTCATACAAATGTGAATAAACCTTACAGAATGTCGAACCTAAATGTGCTGGTGAAATGTTATTCTTAATTGAAAGATTAGGATAAAAACTAGCAACATCATATGTGAGAATGACGTATTCATCTGTACTTTTGTGGATACCTTTTACAGCAGCATGAATACCACCTTGCCCGTAGTCATAGCGAACACCGTCTACAACCACATTTAAGCCTTCAATTTCTTTCCAGCAACCCCAATATGACTTCTTGTTGATTCGCATCTTCTTGGGTTTCCCTATGGGGTTGTCAAACTCATCCGTAGGTTGATACATAATATGATCACCATTTTCATCAAAAGCATATTCTGTAGCTTTCAATTCTTGTTCTTCAACCCAACCCTTGATGTGCTCACGTAAGAACTCTGCAGTCTCAGACTCAGAAGGCTTCTGTTTAAATTTCTTCTTCTTAACAACCATTTCGGAATACTTTGACAACTCACCCAATTCCCCTTCATCAATATCAGAGAAAACGCCTTTTGTTTCAGTAATAGTTCTTGTTTTAAACCATTCGTACAAAGTTTTGAACTCTACTCTTTGGAATTTAATATAAGGAACTAGACAATCCTTTAGATTAATAAACTCTCGTTTAGTTTGATTCAATTTTCGTCCACGTTCTGTTTGAATGTAACAACTTCCGGGTTTCTCTTTCTCTAGACTGGTGATAAATAGTTGTTTACCAATCTTACCGTCATTGTAGTTTGTGCAATCAAATCCGAATTCAATACTGAGTTCTTCACGCAGGTTCATTGCATCCTTTGAGAAGTTATAGAACTTTAAAGTCTCTGTAACATCGTGCATGTTGTACTTTAGGAGTACTTCAATTTGATCATGTGTGAGAACAGTACCGACAGGAAAAGGTAAATCCTGAATATTATCAGAACGCATATTGTACTCAAGCATTTTCAGACTGGTTGACCTAGCTCTGTTGTCAAAGTGGTGGATCAAAAATAAGTCAACTTGTGGAATAATGACTTCAGAGTCCTTAATCTTAGAACCAAAACGGTCATCTCCAGTTTTGTTAATTAAGCGCATTGCTTCATTGTAGATTTGGATAGCTGTTATCTTCAATGGTTTATTGCGCTTGAAAGCATCTTTGGCTTTATTCAAAATAAAATGCAGAACGGGGTAATCGAATCCTACATTGTTGAAACCAATCAACCGACAACCTGTTCGCTTTACGTTGCGTAGGAATTCAAGCATTTCTGATGTTTGATTCTTACGGTCAGAAATCTCAAATGCAACCCCACCTTTACCATTCATGTAAATTGCGGAAAATGTGAATACATTAGGAAAAGTTTCCAAGTCGTAGATGAAGTCTTTGTACTTACCCATATCTCTCCTTTAATTAAGAACGCATTCTACCATGGAAAAAGCCCACCGAAGTGGGCCTTATTTAAACTTTTGTTGACTTGTAGCTTTCTTGAACTTTTAACTCGTTAAGTTTTTGAAATGCTAGATCGGAAAGTGATGTTTTGTATTTCACTGCCAACTCTTTAAGATATGATTCTTTTGCTTCTTTGTACGCAAGAAAACACTCAAATGGATCATTACTAGATATCAAATGAATACTTTTACGTTTACCATTTTCGTCATTTCTTGAATACTGAGCAATATATTTACCCGATGCAGATTTAATTGATACTCCGGGGAATAAATTATTAGTACCCATATCAAAATGTAAAGCTGAATTAATCTCATTAGGTAAGAAACAGCAGTTTTCAGAACAGTATAAATTACTAAAATTAGATACTAAATCTTTATCTAATTGCCAACCATCTATGTAATTATCAGAAAACCAATTGTTGAAAATACTTAATGTCAACCATTTATCATCCACTTTGGTATTCCTATACGTTGGTTTTGCCTTTTTATAAACTTCACTATAGCATCGCCTAATCATACTATGCCAAGTACTATAAGATTTAGTTGAACTTGGCATATCTGATATTCCTTTGTTAAAAACCATTGTTTCTCCTTAAAAATCAATTACAACTGAATTGTTCTCTGTAGATTGCTTTTGTTGCTCAATAGTACCCACGGTCTGTTCAACATACGGATTAGATGTTGCAATCATGTGAGTTGTTTTATGATCATAGGCTAACCATCCAGCATCACCTGTATTACCAGTCCTTCTACACTTCACCAACTGAATTTTCGTACTTGACTTCTTAACTGGGCAATCATTTAGTTTATCCCTCGATAGTAGAATAGTGTTAAATGCAATCTGATTAATACTGGAACTACCCATTAGTTGATACTCACTAACAGCGTGAGGGTTGTCTTCTGATGGTTTTTTCATGTGTGATACTGCAACAATACATGTATTTGTCTCCTTTGCAAACTTCAACAATGTATCCATGAATTTAATAATCGCAGCATTATCGCTACTATTAACACCACATTGGATCGGGTCAATCATTATCACATCACACCCTTCTGCTTTAGCTAAATAATTCAGTTTATCAAAAATCTCTTCAGTGCCAATACTACCTTGATGGTCAACATAAACAAATTGATTTTTCTTAACTAGACCATCAATAAACTTATGTTTAAGCACAGACATATCTAAAGTACTTCGATCAACAGTTCTAAGATTGATACCTAAGTCAAGAGAAAGCAAGTCACGGACTACTTCTCGTTTTGTACTTTCAAGATACATAGCACCAACTTTAAAACTAGTATTTTCAATGAGGTGATATACAATGTTAGAGATAATAGTTGATTTACCAATTGATGTCAATGCACCAACTACTGTAATTTCACCGCGCTCCATCCCTCCGTTAATCATTTCATTTAGATGACTCCACGCTGGAGGAAATGGAATTTTAACATTAGAATCTTCTTGTTCAAAATCATCCCACATTTGCTCTAAGTGCAATACGTCCACTCGACTAAACGGTTCAGCTTTCCAGAATACTTGCTTTAGATCAGCTTTGCGATCAGCTTTCAGTAAATCACTTGCGTCTTTTACATCCTTTGGGAATTTAGCAATGAACGCTTTACCATGAGGTAGTAATCGCGCTGCTTCTTCCATGTAACGCTGTCCGGGTTCATCTGCATCAAACGCCAAGATCACCTTCTCAAACCCACATAGGTACTCGTAGTTAGCTCGGAACTGTTTAATGATACTACCATCGCCAGCAGTAACTGAAACGCAAGGTGTCCAATATTCAGTGTTGTCTTTACCAGAACGTAGAACCTCTGCAAAACTCATAGCGTCTTCTTCACCCGTGGTTACTACTAAGTACTTACCAGAAGAAGGAAAAGAACTCTGACCAAAGAATTCATTAGTTGCTTTTGTATTACCAATACCGATAAAAGTCTTAGGGATTGTACGCTTTTTATATCCTACAATTTTACCATCAGCAGTAATTGGATAATGACGAGATACCACATCGTACTTGTTCTCAATTTCAGTATGCACTCCGTACTTGGCTGAAACAATACTTGTAATACCTCGCTCTCTCCATCCACGACAATCAATGGATTGAATCTCTGTAAAATCTACTGGTTCTTTTTCTTTGTAACTCTGTTCAGGTTCTTGCATTTTTACTCCATGTTCTTCAAGTTTAGACTGAGGAAAATAACTATGACAACTCCAGCAAAACGCATCTATTGTTGTTTCTTTACCCTCATGCGGTTTAGCATAAACTGCCATAGCATCACTACTGCTGCAACTATCGCCAATACACGCAGTATGGTACAGTAACTCGCCTTCTGTTTTATTATCGTACTTTGACATTATTTCCTTTAATATTAACTCCAAAGTTCATAATAGGGACAGCCCAGATCAAGCCACAGGTCATACACCTGACTCTCCACTGCATTAATCGTACTATCCCGATCCATCAGTAGCTGCACATTCATTGTACATTCACCCTCTGGACTGAACTGCACATCAGGTGTGTAAGCGTATGGTGGAACTGTACCTTCGCACTGTGCATTGTACTTCTCGTAGTAACTTTTGTTGTAATTCTCGTAAACATACACCGTCAGATAGTACCGCTTACCCGCGTCGTCACTGAATAGTTTCTGCAGGATGTAATCCGCGTTCTTATCCAAAATTGGATTCGTGGGTGATTTACGGTATCCTACTGCGATCCAATCCTCTGGTTTGATACAATTAGTTTCGTTTTGTTGTTCTTGCATACTGACCTTTACTTAATCAGAAGATAGAAGGCCCAACCCGAGATAAACCAAAGAATTAACTTAATTGATAGGTCGATTAACTTCTTTTGTGCCCAAACAACGGCAAGTAAAAAGTTAATAATCAGTACTGATCGAATAAACACTTCTGTATTGTTGAATAAATCCTGCATATTAACCCTTCTTTAAAAGATACGAATTCCCAATAGCTTTGAAACTCTCATTGCTCTTTGTGTTCTTATACACGTGACCCTCGCGGATACTCATAGGATTAACGCACGATGCACCATCGGCTTGGTCTAGCGCATCCTGCACTGTACCAGTCAATATTTTATACCCGATAACAGGAACGTGCGGAATATCCAAGCTCCTTGCGAGTTCAACTGTCGCTTCTGGTAGCAGGTAACTCTGTGTATCAATACAGAAAGCACTGAACATAGCGAACCGCTGATCCTGCATTGAATACAGATTACCATTGATTGAACTACCGTAAATCTCACCTTGAATAGCTAAGTTCTTACCTGTGCTTTTGATCTTTTGGATTAGCTCGTACTGTTTTGCGAGTTTCCACCATGTGTTTGTATCATCATCTTTAAGATCAAGATTACGAGAGCATACGCCTGACTCTTCTCCATTAACATAAGCAGTCAAAGATGATCCGTCAAGCTTCT